CACCTTGATGATTATATCCGCGATAAAGTATTTTGTTGCCGTGACGATCGACATTGGTATAAAAAGACATACAACCTCCAATAACATAATATATTATACACTAGTTTCAATGGATTGTACACTCTTTTATGCGATAGACCTCATTCTTTGTACTAGACGATCGGCTCTATTGGTGACCTGACGGTACCACTTTGAATCTACCATCTCATCAGCCGCTGCATTCCAGTCACGAGCGTCTACACCACGTTTCATTCCTTTGAAGGCAGACAGACGTGGATATCCCAAATTAAAGCACATATTGGCGATGATAAGCTGAGCTTCTTCTGGGAGTTCATCAAAGTCGTCATAGAGTTTTCTGCAGTCTTCAAGCGTGATTTCAATATCTCGTTCGAAAGCTTCATTGACTCGTTCTGCGCCGACAGGTGTTCCAACTTCTGATCCATGCTCCGGGTCAGATTCAATAACCAAATGGCCAATACCAAAAGTAGGCAAACCGAGATGGTCAAGATAAATTTCATGTTTTACACCTTCATCTAATTCTAGATCGGCTTGTAGTTTTGCAATATTCATGATGTTTCCTTTGTAAAAGATTCCGGAATATCCTTTTGATTTTCCTGACAATCACAGTTATAACATATATCGTTTACACAGTCTTTGCATTCACCATTACAATGGCAGTCGTGTCCACAGCTACATTCATTCATGTGATCCTCCTAACGTTAAAGAGAGCAAGTTACTCCTGCTCTCTTTTATTTATTATGAGTAGGTTTCCCATTCGTCTTCAGTGTAAGGCCACATTAGCAGTACCTATCGTACCTGTTGATATCAGCATTAATCTGACGCTCAATTTCTGCAATAGAGTCTGCAGTGCAACCAGCTTTTCTAAATAAGAATTTCCAGATAGCAGTCATTATTTCCATCCTTCAATCGTTTTCCTATTCAATTCTGCAGCTAAACTGTCTACAGTATGACCAGGATATTCATGAAGCATTCTTTCTGCAATCATACGATTTGCTTCAATTTGTCTTGAGATCATAACGGCTTTGCCGATACGTCCAAAGATTCCGAAAATTCCCTCAAAAAGATTAAGACCGAGAGAAAAGCCCTTTAGTGCGATTTGTGTCATTTGTTAGTTCCTCGTTTTTTCCAATTAGAATTTTACGAGGCTGCTTCTCTTCTGGTAGAACGACTTCGAGATTGACAGTCAAAATTCCATCCGTTAGATCTGCTCCAGTTACTTCGGTATATTCCGACAGTCTAAATGACTTTTTCCAGTTACGAGCACTAATACCCTTATGAACATACTTATCTTGTTCACGACGTTGTGGACGATCCCCAGTAATTGTAAGGACATGGTCTTTTACTTCGATGTCAATATGTTCTTCTTTGAATCCAGCCACGGCGAGCTCAAGAGAATAGTTTAACTCTTCTTCTTTCACTACGTTATGTGGTGGATAGGTATCCTTTGATTGCTTGTGAATGTTCTCAAGTTGATCAAAGATGTGGTCGAAACCAAGAAATGCGTTTCGCGGATAAGCGAATGTTCCAGTCATATGTACCTCCATGACTTATGCAAGGTTAAAATGAGACCCGACTATTCGGCATCTCTAATCTATATATAGTACTTCCTTATTGAATTTTAAACCCTTGGTGTAAAAGATTTTTTACCGTTTCATAAGAATCTAAAAATTCGATTTGAAAGTTAATTCTAAAATCATCTGTATTATTATTGACGTTATGTGGTCTACAAACATCAAGTAATATTACGTCAGTAGTATCTCCATCCTGTGTTTGGCATGGAGGATAGTTCTCTTTTGGCCATAAAGGATGGATGATAGCAGCTTTTCTTATATTACTACTATCATCATCCTTATGCCAACCGATTTCAAAACCTGGTTCAGAAAGCATAATACCTGTACGACTAAATCCTTTATACGGATAGTCCGCTAACCAGGCTTTTTCTCTTTGACCACCTTTATCGGTTCGAATATGATATTGCTCAATAGCCCACTTGTACATAATATCCATTTCTTCTTGAGAAAGAAATGGTTCTAATTTAGTGTAAGCACTCATTTATTTCCAATATTATACTTCGGACAGAGTTCCCAGTCATTCTTTTCTTTGAAAGGAATAATCTTAATCTGTCTCATAGGAGCCAATGGTTCTACTTTTCCTTTACTTTCAATAGCAATCAATCCCCAATCACTCATCAATTGTGCAATAGTATTTCTACGGGCAATATCATTCTCCTCAAGGTTAGACTTTTTTCCGTCCAACAAAAACAATTCCTTGAAGTGGACAATAAAATACCTACCTTGTTTATGCAGGATATGGCACGATTGAAAGAGTTTCTTATCTTTACGGGAGGCGACACCAATACGTGTCAGAGTTTCACGAACTTTGAGGAAATCATCTGGTTCGTTTAGTGTAATTTCCAGCATGTTTGCTGGCGTCCATTCGACGATCTTATTTTCTTCCACCTTTATACACCTTCTGTTTTATCATTGTTATTTGTTCAGGTGTGAGAAGGGTCAAGGCTTGGCGGGCTTTTTCATTGCTATAGCCATAATATTCCTTAACAACTTCCACGTCACTCACAGTATCAGGTTTTATCCATTTGGAAAACCTTTTACGCTTACGTATAATATTTATAAGAAAGTCAAATTGTAAACGGTTATCGAGGTGGTGGTGGCGATTCATTTCATTTGCATATAGAACAGTATCATTGAAATAAGATAGACCACGATTAACCATAAAAGAGTTATAACCCTTTTCAGCAATATCATCTACCATAATATCTTTCTTAGTATCGTTAATAGCATTCAGATATTCAAATGGATTCATCGAAAGCTCTCCACACCGCCGGAATACTGATCCGGATCAATAGCTTCTTCAAGCATTTCTTTTGTAAAGTTTGCTGTATCCACTTTATTAACATGCGTATTAAAATGATAGAGTTGAGGAACCGTACGATGACCTTCGCTCTTCATGAAATCTTTACTACCTGGAGTGTAACTAATATTTACCTCATCCCAAGTATAACCCCAATCTTTTAATTTAGCTTTCATAATCTCACAATAGGGACAGTCATTTTGTGTATAGAGAATCAAGCCTTTAATTGAATTGGACATTAGCCATTACCTCCGTCAAACATGCGACCACATTTAGTTCGTGATCTGCGACAAATGCATTCTTATATTGGTAATCAGCAAGAATCAATACGAGCTGTGGAATCGATTGTGACTGTACTTTACCAGTCATACGATCATAGAGTGCTCGAAAGATTGCTGATGCATCTGTATCTATATTGTTTACAACCCATGATCTCATCTTCTTGAAGTCTTTTGTTTTTAGATGATGAAAGAGGTCGTCGTAATTTCGATCTGATAGATTGACAAGTATACCGCTATCAACACTACGAGAGCCGATGCTATACCTTTGTAGTTCATTAAGAATTCTCCTCCAATCCGGCGCAAACTTCATAATCAAGTCTGCTAGGATCTTACTGTTAAATGATACTTCTTCTTTATATAGAATATCAGCAGCACGATCCATAAATTGGCCACAAAGCTGAACCATGTCTTTCTTGCTTGTATTAAATTCATATACACCACAACGAGAATGAAGTGGTTCAATAATGCGATTCTTAAAGTTACATGTAAGAATGAATCGACAGTTATTCGCAAACTCCTCGATAAAACCACGAAGAGCAGGCTGAGTAGATTGTGGATTCAAATAGTCTGCTTCATCAAGGATAACGGCTTTGTATCCACCCTGTAGAGAAACAGTAGAAGCAAACTGTTTGATCTTAGTTCGAAGAGTGTCGATGTTACCCTCTTCAGAACCATTAATGATAATATAGTCAATATCAAGTTCATTACAGAGAGCTCGAGCGACTGTAGTCTTACCAAGACCGGCAGTACCGGTGAAAAGCATATTAGGCAATTCACCGGTATCTACGATCTTTTGGAATGTTTGCTTTAGACCATCTGGTAGAATGGTCTCAGCGATAGTTTTTGGTCGATATTTTTCGACCCATAAGAAATCATTAGACATTTACACCTCACATAATATATTATAACAAAGTTCACAAACGGTGTAAACAGCTTATTCTTCTTCCATTGCCTTTTCTTGTTGAATATTTTCTACAACCTGGATAATTTGAATTGCGTCATCACGCAATTTACCGATGGTTGAGAGTTCTTCACCTTTAAATGCTCCACGCTGAGTCATAGCATCTACAACAGCAACGCATGAGCGGGCAACTTGGTTTGAAATAGTCAAAAGGTGGTCATACTTATCTGGTTCAGTCATTTTATACTCCGTACGAAGATGTTTTTTCAAGTGCAATCCAATACTTAACGTTAAGTTCTTT